ATTCCGAGCTGGTGCGCGTCCCGGCCGCCGATGTCGACCAGGTGTTCATGCCGCTGCGCCCTGGGCAGCTGCGCGGCGAGCCCGCCGGCGTCACCGGGCTGCTGCGCGCCTTCGAGTTCGATCAGTACGAGGACGCCGAGCTGGTGCGCAAGCGCGACGCCGCGAAGTTCTCGGGCTTCATCCACGAGCAGGGCACGGCCGCGCGCAGCCCGCTCGCCGGCCAGGCGGCGACGGATCCGGACACGGGCGGCGCGATCGAGATCACCAAGCTCGAGGCGGGCACGTTCCAGAAGCTGCGCCCGGGCGAGGACGTGAAGTTCTCCGAGGCGCCCGGGATGGGCGAGGGCTACGACGAGTTCCAGAAATGGTGCCTGCGCGCGATCGCCGCGGCGTGGGGAATCACCTACGAGCAGCTCACGGGCGATCTGAGCGACGTCAACTTCTCGTCGATCCGCGCCGGGCTGGTCGAGTTCCGCCGCGCCGTCGAGCTGTTCCAGCATTCGTTCTTCGTCTTCCAGTTCTGCCGCCCGCTGTGGCGCCGCTGGATGACGACGGCGATTCTCGCCGGCGCGCTGCCCGCGATCGACGTTGCCGCGTTCAACCGCGCCCCGCGAGCGTTCCTGCGCGTCAAGTGGATGCCGCAGCGCTGGTCGTGGGTGGATCCGGTCGACGAGATCAAGGCGATCGTCATGGCCATCCGCGCCGGCTTGATCAGCCGCAGCAAGGCCATTGCCGAGTACGGCTACGACGCCGAGGAGATCGACCGCGAGCTCGCCGCCGACAACGCGCGGGCCGACAAATACGGCCTGGTGCTCGACAGCGATCCGCGGCGCGTCACGCAGGCCGGCGTCGGCCAGGCGGCCGATGTCGGTCGCACGGACACCGCGTCCGGCCAACCGGCGCCGACCGCCGAGCCGAGCCGCACGGATCGCCAGAGGCAGCGTGAAAGGGACGCCGCATGAAGAACCGTCAGCCGACTCCGACCCGCGCGACCGCGTTCGGGCGCGGTTGGATCGATCCGGTGATCGATCATGGGCGTATCCAAGGGCCCGTGCCAGCGCAGACGACACGTTACGAGGACTTCGTCGCGCATACGCTGGACGACATCGCGCGGTCGTTGTCGCTCGACTACGCCTCTTTGGTCCGGAGGGGGCCATGAAAAACTATCCGCACGTCCTATCCCGGATCTTCAACACGCCGCTGATGGTGCAGCCGGCCAAGGCGCGCGCCATCGTCGGCGCGCTCGCCGCGCATATCGGCATGCCGGCGCGCCCGGCTATCGACGACCTGCCGCCCGAGATCTTCGGCGTCGTGCCGGGTCGCCGTCACGACATGGCGAAACCTTACGCCGTCACCGATCGCGCCATCGGCGTGATCAGCGCGGTCGGCACGCTCGTGCACAATGCCGCCAGCGCGGCGCCGCCCTCGGGCATGACCTGCTACGACCAGGTCGAGCTGCGGCTCGAGGATGCGGTGACCGATCCGGCCATTCGCGGCGTGCTGATCGACATCGACAGCCCGGGCGGCGAGGCGAGCGAGTCGGCGTTCAAGCTGGCCGAGCGCATCCGTGAAATGCGCAGCATCAAGCCGATCTGGGCCGTCGCCGACGAGATGGCCTGCAGCGCCGCCTATCTGATCGGCGCTGCGGCCTCGCGCTTCTTCTGTCCGCCGCTCGGCTATTGCGGCTCGATCGGCGTCTATGCGCTGCACCTCGACATGTCGGAGTTCGACAAGAAGCAGGGGCTGACCTGGACCTATATCGTCGCCGGCGCGCACAAGGTCGACGGCAATCCGCACGCGCCACTCGGAGCGGACATCCAGGCCGAGATCCAGGCGGATGTGGATACGACCTACGCGCGGTTCATCGCGTCGGTCGCGCGAAGCCGCCCGGCCCTCGGCATCAAGGGCGCGCGCGCGACCGAGGCGCGCTACTACCGCGGTGCCGACGCGGTGAAGCTCGGCCTCGCCGACGACACCCTCGATTTCCGCGGCGCCCTCGAGCAGCTCACCAAGCAACTCGACCGGCCGCAGGCCTCGCTCAATCGCCTGGCGGCGCGCCGCGCCGCGGCGCTGCCCGACAAGCCCTGTGACGATCCGCCGGAGGACGCGGATCGCGACGACGAGACCGACACCGAACAACCCGCTGCATCCGCCGCGGGTCAACCTGGGAACGGAGAGGAGATGACGATGCCCGATCCCACGAAGCCGGGGGCGAGTGCTCCCGCACCCGCGGCGGAGTCGACCGCTGCGGCAACACCGGCCACGGCGCCCGCCGCGGCCACGACGCCGGCGGCCGGCGCGACGGCCGCCGCACCAGCCACGGGCGGCGTCGTGAGCCTCGACGCCGCGCGCAGCGAAGGCGAAGCAGCCGCTGCGAAGCGTGCCAGCGAGGTGGCGCAGCTCTGCCAGCTCGCTGGGCGGCCGGACCTGATCGCCGGCTTCCTCGAGCAGAAGGTCAGCGTGGATCAGGTCCGCGCGAAGCTGCTCGAGGCGAAAGCGCAGGCCGGCGAGCAGGCGCAGATCGCGACCGGCCATGTGCCGGGGGCCGGCGGCTCTTCCGCCGACATTCAGCGGGGCTGGGATTCGGCCTTCGCCAAGGTCACCGGCCGCACGGCCAGCTGATCCGGTCGGTCATAAGGAGACCAACGCATGGCAACCCTGACGGAAGACTTTCACGACGGCGGCTTCGTGGTGAGCGAGGCCAACGGCACCCGCTCGCGCGAGGTGGTCACGCTCCTCGCCGGCCAGGCCTACAAGGCCGGGACGGTGCTCGGCAAGATCACGGCGAGCGGCAAGTACACCGTGTACGACCCCGCCAATCTCGACGGCTCGGAGACGCCCGCCGGCGTGCTGCGCGGCGCCGTCGACGCGACCGCCGCCGACGCGCCCGGCACCGCCCTGGTGCGCGACGCCGAGGTCAACGCGGCCGAGCTCGAGTGGTTCGCGGGCGCGACGGCGAACCAGAAGGCGACCGGCCAGGCCGGCCTCGCCACCCTTGGCATCATCGCCCGCTGAGCGGGGGAAGGCAGACAACCCATGGCAACGATCGACATCTTCAACAACAACGCCTTTTCGATGGTCGAGATGACCCCGGCCATCAATCGGCAGCCCTATCGCCCGCAGATGCTCGGGCAGATGGGGATCTTCGTGCCCAACCCCGTGCGCACCACGACGGTCGCGATCGAGGAGCGGGACGGCGTGCTCAGCATCATCAAGACCAGCCCGCGCGGCGCGCCGCTGCCGCAGCGCGCGACGGAACGGCGCAAGATCCGCGACTTCCGCACCGTGCGCATCGCCAAGGGCGATCGGATCACCGCAGGGGAGATCCAGAACATCCGCGCCTTCGGCAGCGAGACCGAGTTCATGCAGGTGCAGGCCGAGGTCGCGCGGCGCATCGGCGGCGAGGAGGGGCTGCGCGCCGATGTCGAGCTGACGCATGAGAACATGCGGCTCGGCGCGATCCAGGGCATCGTGCTGGACGCCGACGGCAGCACGATCATCAACTGGTACACCGAGTTCGGCATCGCGCAGCCGGCCGAGGTCAATTTCGCGCTCGGCGTCGCCGAAACCGATGTGCGCGGCCAGTGCTCCAAGGTCGTGCGGGCGATGGCGCGCGCATCGAAAGGCGCGTTCGTGGAGGGCGTCACGGAAGTGCATGCGCTGGCCGGCGACGAGTTCTACGATGCGTTGATCAACCACGGCCAGGTCCGCGAGACGTTCCTCCACTGGCAGGCGGCGCAGGACCTCCGCCAGGGCGCCGCCTTTGGGGCGTTCCCGTACGGCGGGATCATGTGGCACAACTACCGCGGCACCGACGACGAGGCGACCGTTTCGGTCGCGTCGACCAAGGCGAAGTTCTTCCCGCGGAACGCGCGCGGCGTGTTCGAGGTCGCCTACTCGCCGGCCGAGACCTTCGACTTCGTCAACACGCCGGGCCTGCCGGTCTACTCGATGATCGTGCCGGACAAGGACCGGAACATGTACGTCGACGTCGAGGTCTATTCCTACCCGCTCTTCATCTGCAAGCGGCCCGAGGTGCTGCAGCGCGGCACGCTCTAAAACCGCGCTGTCCAGCGCGGTTGTAATGGCGGGGCGGCCCTTGAGCCGCCCCGCTGGTTTTCGTACCGCGGATCTGCCATGGGCGCGCGGCCAGGCCGGTCCCGAGTTGGTGAGGCCCTGACGTGTCATTCTTCGCCGCAGCCGTCGACCTGCTGTTCGAGCAGCTCGGCGAGGAGGCCACCTATCATTTCAAGGCGGGCGGCGCGCAGGGCGTGCGCGTCATGCCCAAGCGGAACGACGTGGTCGCGTCGTTCGGCGACACGCGCGCGGTCAAGCAGACGGGGCTCTTCGATCTGCGGAAATCCGAGATCGCCAATCCGGTCGCCGGCGATCGCCTCGAGCTTGCGGACGGCAGCTGGCGCGAGCTCCAGGGCAAGCCGATGACCGAAGACAGCGACCGGCTGATCTGGACCCTCGACACCAAGGTGGCCGCGCCGTGAGGCCGCGCATCGCGATCTCCGGTGATATTGCGGCCGGCCTGCAGGCCGATCTCGAGGCCGGCGCGGCGGCGGTCTCGGGCGCGATCGCCATCGCGGCGCGCGGCCTCGAGCAGGACCTCGAGCACGTGACCGAGGGCGCCGGCCTCGGGCCGCTGTCGCGAGCCTGGACGTCCCAGGTCTATCCGCGCGGCCGGGCGAGCCTCGGCGCCGCTGGCCTGGTCTATGTCAAGGGCAAGGCGCGCACCATCGGCGCGATCGAGGCGCACGCGACGGGCGCGATCATCCGGGCCGCCGGCGGGCGCTTCCTCGCCATCCCGACCGATGCCGTGCCACGCCGGCGCGGTGGGCGCGGCGGGGCCGACTGGATGTCGCCGGCCGAGGTCGAGACCGCCTTCAACGCCGATCTGCACCTCATCAAAACCAAAACCGGCAAGCTCCTGCTTGTGATGAAGGCGATCGCGGCCAAGAACCGGCGCGGCTTCCGCGCGGCGACCCGGCGGCGCGTCGCGCAGGGGCGCGAGACGACGCTGGTGCCGATGTTCGTGCTCATCCCGCAGGCGCGGCTGCGCAAGCGCTTCGACATCAACGCGTCGGTGCAGCGCTGGGTCGCGCAGATCCCGGGCCTGATCGTGCAGGAATGGGACCGTCGGGAGAGGAACGCCACATGACCAAGCGCGAGCAGAACCTCGACGCCTTGTTCACCGTGCTCAAGGGCATCGACGGGCCGACGGTCAAGCGCAATGCCGACCTGCCCGAGGAGATCCCGGCGGGCGGCTGGATCAACCTGCGCGACGACACGCAGGGGCCGAAGGCCGAACCCGAGGTGATCCTCTCGCCGCTGCGCTACATCCACACGCACCTTGCCGAGATCGAGGTGCAGGCACCGGGCGAGGACGGGCCGGCGCGTGACGCGGCACTCGACGCGCTGTTCGAGCGGATCGACGCGGCGATCGCGATCGACCGCACGCTCGGCGGCCTGGCCGAGTCCGTTTATGTGCTGAGCCCCGACACGGCGAACGTCGTTACTGCGGGCGCGGCCTCGGACAAGGCGGCCACACTGCTGATCGAGGTCACGTACGAATCCGCCAGCCGGCTCGGCTGACGGCATCCATCCAACCGGCCCGCGCGACGCGCGCGGGTGCACGTTGCAAAAGGAGGCAAGACAATGGCGCGTGCGTATGGCACGAGGGCGCAGCTTTTGGGCAAGTTCCGCACCGGCGGCAGCTATGGCGACACGCCCGTTGGCGATTACATCAAGCTGCCGTTCATCTCCTGCGATCTCGGCGGCGAGCAGGGCCTGGTGGCGTCAAATGTCCTCGGGCATGGCCGCGAGCCGCAGAAGCCCGATCAGGATGTCATCAACGTCAACGGCAACGTGGTTGTGCCGGTTGATGACATCCATTTCGGCTACTGGCTGCGCCTGCTTCTGGGCGATCCGCAGACGGCCGGCGCCGCAGCGCCGTACACGCACACCTTCACGTCCGGTGCGGACGCGCTGCCCGACATGGCGCTCGAGGTCGGCATGCCCGAGGTGCCGGCGTTCTACACGAACGCCGGCGTGGTGGCGAATTCGATGCAGCTCGAGTTCGTGCGGGCGGGAGGGCCGCAGGGCACCTTTGCGGTGATCGGCCAGAAGGAGGTGCGCAACCCGGCCAGCCAGGGTGGCGAGCCGACCGAGGCGCAGTACCGGCGTTTCAGCGGATTCCTGGGCGCCGTGAAGCGCAATGGCGCGGCGCTCGGCAACGTCACACGCGCCACGCTCACCTTCGCCAACGGGACGGAGGCCGTCGAAAACCTCCGCGGCGACGGCCTCATCGATGGCGCCGATCCGGGCGCGATCGCCTTGTCGGGCGAAATCGTGGTGCGCTTCGCCGACACGGTCCTCGAAGACGATGCGTCCAATGGCACGCCGTGCGAGTTGGAGTTGGGCTGGGTGCAGGACGCCAACACGTCGCTGCTGTTCACGCTCCACGAGGTGTATCTGCCCAAGCCGAAGAAATCGATCAGTGGGCCGGGCGGGATTCAGGCGACCTTCGCCTACCAGGGCGCCCAGAATCCCGTTGGCGGCAAGTCGATGACGGCCGTCCTCAAGAACGCGATCGCGAGCTATACGGCATGATCCAGCTCGGCATAAAGCGCGAGCCGCATTGGCTCGATCTCGAGGGGCTCAAGCTCCGCCTGTTTGTCCGACCGATCGCCGAGCCGGTGATGGCCCACGCCCAAGCGCTCGCGGAAAAGGCCGTGCAGACGCTCTACGAGCAATTCCGGGCGGTGAAAGAGTCCGGCGGCGCGATCGTCGGGCTGCCGGATCTGGACGACGCGGAGGCGCGCAGCGGCAAGGTCGAGGCGGAGTTCACCAAGGCGCTCGGCATCGCCGCGATCATCGATTGGGAGGGCGTTTTTGCCGAGGATGGCGAGAGCAAGGCGCCGGTGACACCGGCCGCGGTCGGCGAGCTGATGGAGATCTATCCCATCGGCACCCTGTTCCGTGAGCGCTACCTCAAATCGTACGACGCGGTGGTGGCGGAAAAAAACGGATCCGGGCCCGCGCGCACTGGCACTGGAGCGGCGGCGCCGAATACTGCGAACAGTGCCGCGCCGACGGCAGCGCCTGCGCCCGCGGCGAATGTGGCCCCAACGGCGAGCGCTGCCCCTACATCGAGCACGCCCTCCTGAGCGAAGAGGGCGCGGCGGCCTGGGACGTGCTGCTGCGCGTCCAGAACCAGGTCCGGACCGCCGGCATGGCGGGCGTGGTGGTCGGGCTCGATCTCGGCGTCGCCATGAGCATGGCCGCAGCGCTTGGCTATGACACCCGCGCCGTTGCCGACCTCCTCCCGGCGGCTGAGGCCGGCATGATCACCGGGCTGCTCCAGCACAGAAAGAGTGACGCGGATGGCTGAACGCAAGGTTTCGATCCGGCTGAGCGTCGAAGACGCCGAGGTCGCCCGGCGCGCCCTCGAGCAGTTCGGGACCCGCGGCCGCCAGGTGCTCGAGCAGCTCGGGGAGGCCGGGCGAACGGCCACGCGCGGCGCCGACATCGCGGCCTATGGGGCTGAACTCGATCGGCTGCGGGCGAAGTTCAATCCGCTCTTCGCCGCCCAGCAGCAATACCGGGCGACGCTGGCCGAGATCGCCCAGGCGCATCGCGTCGGTGCCTTGACCGAAGCCGAGCACGCGGCGGCCATCCAGCGCACCAAAGACGCCTTTGCGCGCCAGGTGGTGGCGATCCGGGGCGGCGCGGATGCCCTGACCGTCGCCGGTGCCGCGTCGCGGACCTTCCGCGGGCAGATGCAGCAGCTGTCGTTCCAGGTCAACGACGTCGTCTCGCAGCTCTCGGCCGGCGTCAACCCGATGACGATCCTGGTGCAGCAGGGCGGCCAGATCGCGCAGGTCGCCATG